TGCTACTCCTGTCGGTGCTCCTGGACAGGGTATGAAGGAAGAGACCGAAGAGGATGAGGATCTTGTTGATGAAGAAGAGATTCTCGAAGACGAAGAAGAAGTAGTTGCCGAAGCTGCTGAAGAAGAAGAAGAGGAAGAGGAAGAAGAGGAAGAAGAAGGCGGCAAGAAGAAAGGTAAGAAAAAAATGGAAGAAGAGTTTGATATCGAAGAAGATGTCAATGCCCTTCTTGCAGGTGAAGAGCTTTCTGAGGAATTCCAAGAGAAAGCACGTACCATCTTTGAGGCAGCAATCAAGTCTAAGGTTGCTGAAATCAAAGAATCACTTCAATCTTCTTATGAGCAAACACTTGTAGAAGAAATTGAAGCAATTAAAGAAAGTCTAACCGATCGTGTTGATGCATACCTTGAGTATGTTGCTGATGAGTGGATTCAAGAGAATGCACTCGCAGTCGAGCACGGTCTTAAGACTGAAATGACTGAATCATTCCTTTCTGGAATGAAGCAACTTTTTGAAGATCATTATGTAGCAATCCCTGAAGATAGATATGATGTTATCGAGAGCATGGTAGATAAACTTGATGAAATGGAAGAAAAACTCAACGAGCAAATTGAAAGAAATGTTGCTCTGAATAGAAGATTAGCAGAGTCGGTTGCTGATGTAATCTTTGCTGAAGTCACTGAGGGTCTTGCACTTTCTCAGAAGGACAAACTCGCTTCTCTTGCCGAAAATGTTGAGTTTGATAGTGAAGAGAGCTATCGTGAGAAACTAGTAACTCTGAGGGAATCATACTTCCCATCCAGAACTGCTGGTACTCAAAGAAACGCTAGTGAAAATCTGTCTGAGGAAACTGATATGAATCTTCAATCAGTTGGCGGCACAATGGGTGCATATCTTCAGACTCTCCAAAGAGTTTCTAAAAAGTGATTTTTAAATCATAAACAATCAAACTAACACTTCTAAAGAGGTAAAAATCAAATGCAAATGTTCAATACCGAGCAATTGCAGGAGAAGTGGTCCCCGCTCCTAGATTACGAAGGTCTTGATCCTATCAAAGATTCTCATCGTAGAGCTGTAACCGCAATCCTGCTCGAAAACCAAGAGAGATCAATCCGTGAAGAGCGTGAGTTTCTTTACGAGTCTCCAACCAATAATACAACTTCTGGCGCTTCATACGCTGGTCTAAGTGGTTCTGCAACTGGTGCCCTTCAGGGTTTTGATCCAGTTCTGATCTCACTGATCCGTCGTTCAATGCCTAACCTGATCGCTTATGATCTGTGTGGCGTTCAACCAATGAACGGTCCTACTGGACTCATCTTCGCAATGCGTTCACGTTATACCAACCAGACTGGTGCAGAAACCTTCTACAACGAAGTAGATTCAGCATTCTCTGGTCAAGATAGCGGATTCAACAATACCGGCGGTTGGACCGATGGTACTGTTGGTATGGGTACTACCGCTCAGGGCGGAACCAACCCAGCAATCCTTGACGTTTCTAACCAAGCAAACAACGCTGCACCTGGCGCTAACCAGTACAACGTTGGTCAGGGTATGAGAACTGACTATGCAGAATCGCTTGGCGAATCTGATCAGTTCAACCAGATGGCATTCTCGATCGAGAAAGTCACCGTTACCGCTAAGTCACGTGCTCTGAAAGCTGAGTACTCGCTCGAACTCGCACAAGACCTGAAGGCAATTCACGGTCTGAATGCAGAAGCTGAGCTTGCTAACATTCTCAGCACTGAGATTCTTGCTGAAATCAACCGTGAAGTCATCAGAACAATCTACAAGATTGCTAAGCCTGGTGCTCAGGTCAACACTGCTACCGCTGGTACTTTTGACCTTGACGTTGACTCCAACGGTCGTTGGTCGGTTGAGAAGTTCAAGGGTCTGATCTTCCAGATCGAGCGTGACGCAAACGCAATCGCCCAACAAACCCGTAGAGGGAAGGGTAACACTATCCTTTGCTCTGCTGACGTTGCTTCGGCACTTGCAATGGCTGGTGTTCTCGATTACACCCCTGCACTCAACGCTAACCTGAACGTCGATGACACTGGTAACACCTTCGCTGGTGTTCTCCAGGGTAAGTATCGCGTATACATTGACCCATATTCGGCAAACGTAAACGCTAACCAGTTCTACGTTGTTGGTTATAAGGGTTCTAGCCCATACGATGCTGGTCTGTTCTATTGCCCATATGTACCTCTGCAGATGGTACGTGCCGTTGGCGAGAACACCTTCCAGCCTAAGATCGGCTTTAAGACCCGTTACGGAATGGTTGCTAACCCATTCGCTGAGGGTCTCACCCAAGGTCTTGGTGCTCTGACCACCAATGCCAACACATACTACAGAAGAGTTAAGGTTGCTAACCTTATGTGATCTAATTCACAAGATTACAGGGGACCCCACTATGGGGTCCTTTTTTTATAAATAAAAATAAAATGCCTGTAACTGATACCCAAAAAAAGCGTTGGAAAGAAAGGGCAGAGTATATTAACTCTAAAAAAAGAGTTCCCTGTGTAGACTGTGGTAAATCATTTCCAGAATTTTGTATGGATTTTCACCATATTGACGAAGAAGAAAAAGATCCTTCTTTTAAAAGGCAAAATGGAAAATCTATGCTGATGGAAATGCAAAAATGGAGTATAGAAAGAATTGATAATGAGATAAGTAAATGTGCAATCATCTGTGCAAACTGCCATCGTATAAGACATCATTCTTGAGGGTGAACGGACCCTCTTTTTTTATCTAAATACAAATAAAACCAATGGCTTGCGCTTTTCCAAATCAAATTACAAATAGAAATTTTTTATCACCTGTTGGTTTTAAGTTTACCTTATCTAAAGAACCAAAGGTTCCATTTTTCTGCAATTCAGCAAGAATACCAGAACTCACACTTTCTGTTTTGCAGCAACCAACATATTTGAAGGATCTTGATGTACCTGGTGGAAAACTTCAGTATGGTGATTTGAATTTAAGATTCATTGTTGATGAAAATATGGAAAATTATATGGCGATTCATAATTGGTTAACTGGTCTTGGTTTTCCTGAGACAACAGGACAATACAAAGAATTAATTACGGATACCGATAATATTTTAGATCCAAAGCAAGCATTTAGTGATGGAAGTTTATATGTTTTGAATAGTAGTTACAATACTAGCGCGGTTGTAAAATTTAAAGATCTTTTTCCTGTTTCATTGTCTTCACTCGACTTTGATTCCACACAAACTGACATTCAGTACTTTACAGCAGACGTTGCTTTCAAGTATACTGTCTATAACATACTAGATGCAAATAATCAACCTCTATGAATCTTGATGAAATTCAGGAGATGTGGCAGAGAGATTCTGTTATTGATCCTGACAATTTACACGATGAATCTTTAAAAATTCCTCAACTTCACGCCAAGTATTATACAATCTATAATACAATTACTTTGTTGCGTGAAAAGGCAAGAGAAACTTTTAATCGAGTCAAACTTGAACGCTACAACTACTACACTGGAAAGGCACCTATAGAGGTCTACGAAGAAGAACCGTTTCCCTATAAAGTTCGGGACAAAGAGGCGTTACAGAGGCATATGGATGGGGATGAGAAGTTAAGTAAGATAGAACTCAAGATAAGATATTATGATATTATGTTGAAGTTTCTTGAGGAAGTTATCAAGACAATTTCCAATAGAACGTTCCAAATTAAAAATGCTATTGAATGGCACAGGTTCCAATCGGGGTTCAATTGACCCCGTTTTTTATTGTCAATAAATATTTTTGTATTGATATGAACTTATGTCACACTTGGTTATATCTAAAAAAAATGAGGTTTATCTTCAGGTAAAAGCAGAACCTCACGTCTATTACGAACTTGCGGATCAGTTCACATTTGACGTACCAGGTGCCAAGTTTATGCCCCAGTTTCGCAATAGACACTGGGATGGAAAAATACGTCTATTCAATACACAGACTGGTGAGATTTATGTTGGTCTGTTAGATAAAGTCACTCGTTTCTGTGAAAATCACGACTATACTTATGAGTTTGTAAACAATAAGTTTTATGGTCTTCCTTTTGAAGTCAATGAGATGATTTCAAAAGAAGGTGTGAAAGATTATATGACTTCTATTTGCAAGTACGCTCCCCGCGAATACCAAGTTGAGGGAGTATACGACGCTTTAAAACATAATCGAAAGTTGTTGATATCTCCAACTGCTTCTGGAAAGTCGTTGATGATATATTCGATTGTGAGATATTACGTTGAGAAAGGACAAAATACTCTGATAGTCGTGCCGACGACATCCCTTGTAGAGCAGATGTATAAAGACTTTGCAGATTATGGGTGGGATGTGGGTTCATTTTGCCACAAGATATACGCAGGGAAAGAAAGAGAAACAGACTCTCAGGTGATCATTACGACCTGGCAGTCCATCTACAAACTTCCCCGACAATATTTCTCAAGATTTAATGTGGTCGTTGGAGATGAAGCACACCAGTTTAAATCAAAGTCATTAGTATCTATAATGACAAAACTTTCAGATGCAAAATATCGTTACGGTTTTACAGGAACACTTGACGGTACAC